GCAGAGCAACCATGTGCTCCTGCAACAGGGAGTTACATGAGGTCTGATTGCTCTGCTTGGAGTTCACCGAATAATTCAGGTGAGCAGCTCCGAGGCGAGTAGGTGTTCAACACCTACCCACTTCCACCGCGTTTTGATCAGACGCGGAACTGTGTAACTGCATGGCAGAGCTTTTTCTTCCATGTCAAAACTGAAGGGCTTGGAGGCCCCTTGTAATGACCATAGTCGAAGCATCTCTGCCCAATCTGGGTCGCCCTTTTTGATTTCAAGGGGGACGGCTACGGGGATGCGAATTTCTGTCCGTTGGAGAGCGGTATTCCACCGCGATCTCCAATTTGACATAAGTTCCTTCCTGCAGCTGGCCGACGACTCGTCACTATAGAAGAAGAGTCCTGTAAGGGACTTTTCGTTAGTGACGGGTATGGACCCAAATACTTTGGTTACTTCACTCTGCAGAAGATCCGCAGTAGTAAGGTAACCCGCTTCCCTGAGGCTATTTACATAGCTCACATAAGAAGCGGTGGCAGTTGGCGACGGAATCTCGCGCCATGGTGTTTTGATACGGACGACATTAACGCTTTCTAGCTTGAAAGCGTCCATGCCACACGATTCTTTGAAGAATCGCCCCGTACAACACTTGTCCTCATTGAACTTCAGATGAAGTTCTTCGAAGACGGGACGAAAGACTTCATAGTGCGCTGGTTCAGCGACTATGTCGTCACCGTAAACATACACATCAGGAAGAGATCTAAGATCCCTACTGGTGCGTATATCCATGAGTGAACCGACCGCAAGGGCCCAAAAAGTTAACGCCTCGATAGGAAAGCAAGTTGCACTTCCCATCGGGGCAAACTTATTGAGCACCAAACGGTGTCCATCTGGCAAAACTGTACCGCTCGATCTACAGGCATTAAGTGCCCTATAAATCGGAGCGGGGAACAGTTTTTTCACAAGCCAGTTGGAGACTCGGTCTGAGGCTTCCGACATGTCGTAGGTATTGTACCTACCACAGTGGGAATTCTCGAGTGCGAGGCCACGATTAATCTCTTGGTCCGTGAAGTTCACGAAACCAAAGCAAGGATTGGGATTGCTCCCGGCGTAAGGTGACTCTAGATAAGAGTACAACTTACGCATAATGCCTTGTTGGATCCACTGCATTTCTAGTGGTTCCATAGATATAATGCGGGGCCCTCTAGAATCCTTAGGTA